CGTATGGTACAATACTCCAAAGAGCAGCGGTAAAGCCTAGAATCCACACTGCAACACATAATGGACAAATGGATGGAGTGCCTGTCTTTCTTACTGAGGAAAGATGGGAAGAGATAAAGAAGACAACGTCTACTTATACAGTAGCGTGTCAGCAGTTATTAAATCCGATAGCCGGTAGTGATGTAGCTTTTCATGATGAGTGGTGGATGGAGTGGGAAATAAGGCCTTATACAATGAATGCGTATTTAATGGTCGATCCCGCAAGCTCCAAGAAAAAAGAATCTAATAGAACAGCTATGGCTGTTGTTGGCGTAGACGCAAACTACAATAAGTATTTGTTAGACGGCGTTTGTCATAGAATGAGCCTTTCTGAAAGATGGGACCTTTTAAAGAGGCTTAGAACAAAATGGAAGAGGGCGCCAGGTATAAGGGAAGTTAAGATTGGTTATGAGCGCTATGGAGCGCAGAGTGATATAGAGCACTTTAAAGAGATGATGCGTATAGATGGAAGTTCTTTTCCTATATACGAATTGAATTGGGTAGGAGGCGGCGGTTCCCAATCTAAAAAAGATAGGATACAAAGGCTAGAACCGGACCTGAAGGATGGTTCTTTCTTCTGGCCTTATCCGACAGATAAAAACAGACTTACTTCGCTTCAGATGGATGCTAAGGAAAGAAAGCAAGACTTTCTTTTGTCCAGTAAGATAATGCGAAAAGATGAGAGTGGCAAGCTGTACGATCTAGTGAAGTGGGTAAAAGATAATGAATATAATCTTTTCCCAACTACACACCCAGATTTTTTAGATGCATTATCTAGAATTTACGATATGGACCCAACCCCGCCGATAAGTAGGAATTACAGGGTTCTTGAGCCTGAAGCAGAGGCCGCCTATTAATGAAGAAAATTTTACTGACAAACCTTGGTGAGTGGGTTATGGGGGTTATTTATGGCTAGAAAATTCACCATCGGAGGTAGAAAAAGTAATTCTCCTAGAAGAGTAGCCTATAGAATGACCAATGGAAGGGCGTTCTATGAGAAAGACCCTAGAACTTTTCCATACGGCGTTCTTCCTTACGTGCAAAACTATTACTGGACTGCCGGTTATACAGAGGATGATTAATTATGAAAAAACTATTGTTAGCATTGGCCTTTTTATGCTCCCCCATATGGCGCAGTCACCAATCCCGCCGCCCGATGCCATTCGACGGCAGGTGACGATCGGCATCATCTGTCTGCCCACCGTTATGCGGATAGTCGAAGTACTGGGCGAACGATTTGGCGAGGCGATTGTCGCAAGCGGCGAACTTGGCGGTGGATCGAGTTTCTACATTTTTGCCAACGCAAAAAAATCGTCCAGTTCAATCGTAATCTCGAAGCCAGACAGTGCCTGTCTAGTTTGGAGCGGGCGCAGTGCCGAGGGGATGGCGTTTATGCTCGCTGCCGAGCCGATTGACTACCCAGAGATGGTGCCGCCTGCGCCGTCAGGCACGGAAACCTGATGGCTGTGCCGGAGGGTTGTCCTTTGGATATTGACCCCGTAGAAATCGGAAAACTGATTGCTCAGGTGGAAACTCTCTCTGCTCAAATCGAGGAATCCAACCGACGATTACGAGCGGTAGAAGCGCAGATGGAACGGGGTCGAGGAATGGGATTAGGAATCTTACTCGCTACCGTAGGTCTTTCCGCAGGTGGCGCAAGTATTTTAACAAAGTGGTTAAACTAAGGAGAAAAATATGTGGCAAAAGTTCAGAGCATTAGATCAAAGGATTCAGATAGTAATCGGGATAACAGTGGTTGTAACGCTGGTACTCGCCGCTGTTTATGGCTCACCATCCTCGCCCCTGCCCTCGCAGTAGGTTGCACCTCCCTCAAGAAAGCAGGGATAGTCTCATTAGCGACAGGGACGGGTGCCGCTGTGGGGACTGTATCCAGTGGGGGTGTTCTTGCACCAATACTGGGTGCCATGACGGGTGCCTTTGTGGGGGATGTAACGACAGAGATGGTGTACACCCAATTCCTGACAGAAATAGGAGGGGAAACGATGTGCAGTCCTGATAATTTTTGGACAATCATACAATCATTAGTGGAGATAGGCGGATGGGCATTACTACTGATATTCGTAGCGCCAATGATAATCGGCTGGATATTGCCAGGGCCACTGGAACGAAAGAAAAAGAATTAGTCGTTGTAGAATGGCGCGACATAATCGCAACATCAGGGTGGGAGCAGGAGATATCTTGCCCCACCCTTTTTTCTGTGGGGTGGCTAATAAGCAAGGACGATGACACAATCCTGATAGCGAACACAAAAGACCCTGATGACTTTACAGGGGAAGGGAAGTCTGACCCCCCGATTTATTATGGACTTCACGCTTTTCCTGCTGGCGCAGTTGTCGCCGTTCATCCATGCGATCCCGCGCATAAGTCCGTAGAGAAATCCTCTCGTTCCTCTCAAATATCTCGGGCCATTTTAGATATTCCCCCCGAATCCAAAGACCCTCGTACTGTTTGAGCCAACAGTACCTAGCAAAGTGTAGCCTTCTGCCCTCTGCCCACTCCTCTTCCTGTTCTTTAGAGGGATTAAGCAAGTTCTTCTATAGGGTGCAACTTATCTTGAGTTAATGTGTACCCCGGCCCATGTCCTAAATCATTTATATTGTTATCAGATAGTAATTCTCCTTTTGTTGCAAACCCTCTAATTTGATACTCTGGAAACACCCCTGTTACCAACAAGTAAGCATCAACCTCATCTGATCTAGTGTTTAATTTTGCTATTAACCTTCCGGTTTTATATTTTGTTGTCTTTACATCTATCTTAATTCCCCTGTATTTAATATCCCATCCAGAGTCAGGCTCAAGTATTAGACTTGGATATACATTTAATACTTTACTCGCGGCCATTTCCCCTCCAATACCCTCAAGGTCAGTTTGCCAAGAAGGTTGTTTACCTATCTGCTGATCCTTCCTTCCATTAGCCCTGGCAAGGGAGTATCTTTCTGTAGATAATTTCCTGCAAACTTCCTGCTCTCCTGAATTAAGCGTTACCTGCATTCTTCCATTCCTCAAGTTCTAGGTTGCATTGATCTATATTTTTAGGGTCAACCTCATGCTGTAGGATTATTTGACCAGTTGTGTACACATTGAGTTCTCTCTTATTTTCACGAGTAAATAGAATAACTCCAAGGTGAGGGTGGGTCAATACCATTCTCCCCCTGTCTAAATCTCTGTGATGGTTAGGGCATAGGGCCAGACAGTTCTCGGGAATGTCATCTGCGCCATGCTTTAGGGCGTGGATATGCGCTACATCATAGTCAGAATAATCACAACCAACAACAGAGCATGAGTCGTATATACTTCTGATATAAGAAACAACTTTTGAATCACGTTTGCGACCTTTCAATTTCGTTTCTACATATTGTATTACGTTATCGTATTTTGGTTCTTGGGGATTGGATTCTGTTCTTCCACTATTGTATTCTTCAGTAGCCGTAGCCCTAATAGAAACCCTATCTTCCTTCGGTAAATCGTAGAAAGCCTTATAGCCACCCCCCATTTTATAGGATATGGCGCTGACGGCGTTACTCTTCGGATTATGCTTCAAATTAGCCTTCGGATTACTGGCGCGATGGGCAGCCACTTTGCATCTACGACAGCGGGTATCCAAGCCTGACTTGTATGTCGCAACAGTGTTAAACTCATCAACAGGAACCATATGATCCGGGTAATCATCCCCACATTCCCAATGCCCCCGGTAGCCGCTACATCTTTTAAATTCCATTTTAGTGAGCGCCTTTTAAACCCACTACATTCTCACCATCACCCTCTGTTAGCATCCGCTTGAGCGCCCGCCACATAAACTCATGGGCGGCATATTGAGATTGCTTGGCGCAACCCTCAAGCACTTGACCCATCTCCTTTAGATCAAACAGTTCATGTTCTATGCCGTCAGTCATCAACTCCAGAGCGGA